CTGACATAATTTCAATATATAATACATCTATATTTTATTCTATAAATTCTTATCAACTACCACTTCTTTGAGAACATTTCGTTTTATTTTTTCAAAGAACTTTTCATCTTCTTCATTCGTACTTCCGCCTAAAGCCGATTTATAATATTTTCTATATTCAATATTTTCTTTCGAATCCAATGTTACGCAGTCTGGGTTCTCTGCTTTCCACGGCACTAACTGTTGTAAATTCTTATTCGCAATTTGGTTTACTACCTTTTTAAATTTGGTTTTATTATCATCTTCTTTTTCCCATACATTATCATCTTTGATATAAATAGTTTCTCTTTTTGCATCAGTGCAATGCACTGGTCGTTTCGTAGTATCTACACCATTCAACCCATTGAGAATAATACGCGTAATACCTTCCACAAACCCTAATTTACCTGTTTCTTCGAAATCTTTGGTAGTCAATTGTAACGAATTTATAAAATCAGTTATATTCATCGCATCTTTACACGTTTCATTCAAGAATACTTGTAGATTAAATTGTTGATTCGTCGTATTATTCGTCGTATTATTCGTAATTACAGTACCATTTTGTGATAATTCAACAATTTTATTATGTGATTCCATCAAACAATTCTGTAAATCTTTATTCTGTTTCATTAAATCTAATACAAAATCGATTGTAATTTCAGGCTTATCATTATGAGGTTCTCGAAGTTCATTTGTTAATTCAGTTTTATTTTCGAGAACAATACACATTTTCTTATGCTTCCATAATCCACTATTATTAATAAATTCTTTATTACAGTTGCTACAACAATATGTTTTTTTGTCTTTCGTTTCGTTTGTTGTATTTCGAATGTGCTTCATAGACAATAGATGTTTATTGAAATTATGTTTTATAGTACAATTATAATTACAAGTATTGCAATGATATTTTGCGATTTCTATTGATAGTTTTTGATTTCCATTTATTTCTAAATTATGCGATTTGTAGCAATTAATGTGTTTTTGGGTGGTTTGATGTTTTTTGAAATCATATTTATTATATGTTAAATAATCACAATTATTACAAGAATATATTTGCGTTTTTTTTGATAATAATTCGATATCCATTTATATATTATATGGAAATAAAAAATTATACGATTTATCGCATAAAAATCGATTTCTAAATTATCCGATTTATCGCATAAAAATATTATTATATACATTTTTTGATTAAGTAATATATTTTATTGTATGCATATACATCATAATTATTTGCGATTTTTCTCATAATTTTCTGATTTCCATCATTGGAAATAAAATTATTAAAAAATATGATAAAAAATCGCATAAATAGAATTCTATTATCATAATAGCTGCCGTAATATTATGGATTGTTATATAATATATATTTCCTTTATGGAAATCAGAAAAATATGAGAAAAATCGCAAGAAAAAACGCCGAAAAAATTATGCAAACAACTTTTTCATTCATTGAATTGAATTTAAAGCATTATGCTTTAAAACGATTTTTTGCATTTTTTCCCAAAATTCTTTAAAGGGATTTTTGAAAATTGGACATTTATAAATGTCCTTTTTTACATGACCCCTCCGACTTTTTTTTGGGAATTTTTTTCGAGTATGATAGAACTTTTTCTTCTTTTCCGATTCAATAATCTTCTACTATATAGTAGAGTATTCGATATTTTGACGTAAAAGTATTTACATACAAAATTGATTTATCATTTATAATATAAATATCCAACATAAAGCAACACTTTAATAAAATGAAGAATAGAATATTAATTTTCGACGTAGAAACCACCGGGTTATTACCCAAAATGAATGGGGCCGAAATACCCGCATTGATTATGTACCCCTATATCATCCAATTCAGTTTTATTCTCTTTAATTTACTATCTCAAACCATCGAACGTAAATATAATTATTATATCGATATTCCCAAAGATATCGAAATCAGTGAGAAAATCACCGAATTAACCGGTGTAACCCGTGAAATCTTAAATAAAAAAGGACAATCTCTCATCATTGCATTAGATAACTTCTATGATTGTTATATGTTGGCCGATACAGTGGTCGCTCATAATTTCGATTTCGATTCCAAAATGATACAAATAGAAACCCAACGAAATTTCGAATTGATTCGACAACAAATGCCCTATGGATTGAATATATTCAATAATATATATGAACGCTTACATAATATTGACCGTTATTGTACAATGCGACAAGGTACGAATCTATGTAATATTATGGTATCCAAAAAAGATGCGAGTGGTGTAGAAATCGGAAAACCTTATAAAAAATGGCCGACCTTACTAGAACTCTATGTATATTTATTCAATAGAACGCCATCGAATTTACATAATTCAATGATGGATGTATTGGTTTGCTTACGTTGTTATTTGAAAATGCGTAAGAAGGTGGATATACAAGATGTCGATTTCCAACATATGATTGAAGATTGTATGTAATGTTGTAAAATCTATTCTTTTTTTACATAAATGATATAGAATTATTTTATTCTTATAATACATATAGTATGCATAACAAATATAATTCAGATAACAATCAATCAGCATTTAAAAAATATCAAGCATTAGAACCACCATATGAATATATGGAAGTTCCAAAGTTAGATAATGATAATGAAATTGTTAAACATTCGCGACCAAATGGTTATTCTATCTATAGTATTTTATTCGGTTTATTGGTATTTTCTTTTGCAATAGGTTTGATGAGTATATTTTTTATAGATTCAAAAACAAAATCAGTATCCAATGACATAGATTATAGTGATTTAAATATGACAGTTTCCAATGAATATGGAGTATATTCAAATGAAAACTACGGTTGGCTCAACGGAAGCCACTTCGCAGAACCATATAAAACAACTTCGATTTCCTTATCTACGAATTCATCTGGGTATAATGAAAATGCGTGGAAATGGAGTATTCAAAACGATGATGCCATTTATACTGGCTTAGCGATTGAAACTATCTTTACTAAACCCGGCACATACATAGTATCCGTAACCAATAATCAATTTCTAACAAATTATACCAGGACGATAATCGTCAAATATGTGAAACGAGAACTTCGGGCATTATCCGATGCCGACCGTCATAATTTCTTAAAAGCCGCCGCAAAATTATGGAAATATTCGACCGAAGAAGGACGTCTCCTCTACGGTGACCAATTCACTGGTATTTCCACTTTAGTAGAAGAACACGCTTTGGCGTCGAATGATATTCGATGTGACCAATTCCACGAAGGTAGTGGTTTTTTTACACATCATTTTGCGATTACTCAAACATTCGAGTCTGCATTGAGGGCGGTGAATCCAGCGGTATCCTTACCATATTGGGATTTCACCATTGAAGGCCAAGAAATCAAGGATGCGAAACAAAATCCGTCTTATTTTTTGGAGATTACTCCGTTTTTAACACATAAGTGGTTTGGTTCCGTGGATGAAGATGGACATATCGCGGATTCTAGGTTTGCTTTTTCGCAAATGCCCAAGGTCACGGATAGTTCGGTGGTAGTACCGAATTCGTATGGGTATGTGCGGTCTTATTGGAATAATAATAATGACCCATATGTCACCCGTCATCTATTCGATGTTTGTGGAGTTGAACCTACGAATAAAAAAGTACCTAATTGTCAAACACATTATGAATTGGCGAATACGGCTTCTTTGGCCAAATTCCAAGTATTATCCCCGAGTGATGGACACGGAACAATGCACGTACAATTAGGTGGAATGTATGGTGGTTGTATGGAGGCATATCAGAATTTTTCGGATACGTGGTCACATTTATTGGATGCGGAAATGACGACGGATGAAATACTGAGTCACGGGTTTTCGTTAGATGAATGGACGTGGAACACACGGCGAGAACTATTTGAAACCAAAGTGATGGGTGAATATTTTCATATTTATCGTTCTTTATGGAGGTCACATATGTGTGCTACGGATGGAACACCGAATTTATTGGTCTGTCCCGAATCGTGTGAAGATTCGATGGATACGACTGAATGTAAATGTCAGGTGGAAAGTTTGGTGAATGGTAGTATGGCGTGGGGTAATATATATGGTTGTGTGTTATCGGAACATAATCAGGCGATATTTGATAAGATTTTTCCGACGGAGTTTATACAAGATATGGTATTATTGGTGGCGACGATGCCGGTGGTAGAAGGAGAAATGCTGGAAGCGGCATCACCGGCGGATATTCTGTTTTGGGTGATTCATCCAACGATAGAACGAATATTATCGGCGAAGCGATTAGGGGCTGGGTTTGCGGGTAATGAAATTACACGATGGACGGAAGAAGAATGGTATGCATATTCATATTATTCATTGGAAGAAAATGAAAATGCGTATTGGCCGGAAGCATATACTTGTGTGGGGCATAATGCAACGGATTCGGTATTACCATCGACGTTACAGTTTTTAGATGGATTTATGGAAATGGCGGATACGGATACGGATGGAATCGTTACGAATTGGGAATATTATGTGGCGATAGACCCGAATAATAAGGAAGGGGTGGATTATGTATTTGATACGTTTGAATGGTCGCATTGTGTATCGAGTGTTATAGCGTGATGATTTAGTGTTTTTTGGAGCGTCTTTGTTTCTTATGGGATTTTTTATTATGTTTTTTATGGGTCTTTTTATGTTTTTTATGGGTTTTTTTGTTGTTTTTTCTACGGGATTTTCCGCCATTGTTATAATATTGTGGTTGACTATCAGCTGGAGTAGTCAATCCAGAAATATTAGCGTTATTATCAGTTGCAACGGTTGTGCCTTCTAAATTTGCTTCAATAATTTGATCATTTGCTTGAACAATTTTGTCATTTGCTTCAATAATTATTTCAATCGCACTAGATGGATCACTTCCAGATTCTACATTAGTAGTTTGCATAATGCTCGCTATTGATTTACTTGATAATATTGATTGAGTAGAATTTATTGTAGCTATTGATTGAGTAGAATTTATTGTAGCTATTGTTTGTTCAGATTCTTCTGATTCGCTATAATTATCTGATTCTAAGTAATTCGTTAATATAGTATTGATCTGTGTATTGATCTTTTCGATATTGGTAAATGCACCTTTCGCCATTTCACATACACTAGTAGTCGCATTACATATCATTGTCGGTATGGTATGCATGGTTGCCTTAAATACAGTTGAAATACAAGCTAACGCTCCGTAAAAATCTTTGATTACAACACCCATATGAATATTTTTGAGTATGTGGTCGCCTATCGTATGATTAAATATAACATTATCAACTCCAGCAGTTTTAAATGGATATTTTGTATCCAAATTATCAAGTAACTTAGTCTTAATAGAATTTTTATCATATCCCATCCAAAACAATACGGTACTGAATGCAGTTGTTGCATAAAATGCAAATTTGGTTACAGTTACTACTCTAAACATATCTGGTTTTAAAGTATTTAAAAACCCGACAAAATCAATAATAAGTGGCGTAATATCCGTCGCACCTTTATACAGTCCTAGTGCAAATATAAAACTCGCAACAACATGAGCGTGTTCTGCAGAAAATATATATAAATCGCCCATTATTCTAATAAGTAATTTTTCACCATCAGCGAGTGAATTATTAAGAAATATTATAGGAGTTCCATCGGGGTTTTGATATGCAATCATTGGCTTACTATCATTTTCATTATTTGTTTCCTCAATTTCATCACGCTTTCTTGACTTAAGTTTCTCTATGGCTATTTCGTGAGGCGAAGGACCTTTATGAGATTCGTCAATATTACTGATACCAGGATATTTATTTACAGCAAATCCACTCATATTTTCTTTATACATTACCCTCATAAAAAAACTTACGCCAAAGACATTTCTTAATTGTATTCGCCTAAATCTTTCTTCGAATCATTTTCTTCTTAAAATGCATTATATAATAATAGTCTTTTTATTATATAATTTTTCTAAATTATTTTGGTAAATTTGTTGAAGGTGAGATACGCATAGATGAAGTAAACAATTTGCTTAAATCGTTATTTACCTGTTTGGATACTATTTTCGATTCTGCTTTAATTTTCGATCCAGTTTTTTCCGCTTGTATACTAGCTTCATATATCTTGCCCTTTTTAGATGGTTTTTTGATAGTTCTAGTACCTACTCCACCCCAACATCTACGACTACCTCTTTTTTTCATTTTTCGTTTCATAGTCTTTTTATTAGCCATTCTATAAAATAGTTCTATATTTTCCTATGCCGAACACATTTCACAGATTTCCTCATTTTCTTCATAATTTTCGCCTAAATCTTTTTTCTCCGGTTCAATGGTAAATTGTTGGGCTTGATGGCGACCACGGCGTCGTAAATAGTAAATACCCGTCTTCAACCCTTTCGACCAAGCATAGAAATGCATAGAAGTTAAAGATTTATAATTCGGGTCTTCTAACCATAAATTAAGACTTTGGCTCTGACAAATAAAGACACCTCTATCCGCCGCCATATCAATCAAATGACGCATAGGCATTTCCCATACAGTGCGATATTTATCCCGAATTTCTTGTGGAATCATATCGATATGTTGGACACTCCCATTATTCGCAATAATATTGTTTTTGATTTTCTCATTCCAAAGGTCTAAGGCAATCAAATCATTCATCAAATATTTATTCGCCATAATAAATTCACCCGCAATCGTACGACGATTATAAATATTACTGGTAATAGGTTCAATGCATTCATTGAATCCGAGAATTTGAGATGTGGAAGCAGTAGGCATAGGAGCCAATAATAATGAATTACGTAATCCGTGAATTTTGATAGAGGCTTTCAAACTGGTCCAATCATATCGAGTATTCGTTGGGTCAACTCCCCATAAATCGAATTGTAGAATACCCTGACTTGCCGGAGAACCACGGAATGTTTCATAAACACCTTCTTTCATCGCAATTTCACACGAAGATTCCAATGCGGCGTGGTAAATGGTTTCGAAAATATGTTTATTGATAAGCTTGGCTTCATCACTACAGAAAGGAATATTCAATAACATAAATACATCGGCTAAGCCTTGGACGCCGATACCGATAGGACGGTGACGGAAATTACTACGTCTGGTTTTTTCGGTGGGATAATAATTCACATCGATGATACGATTCAAATTATAGGTGACGAGTTTGGACACTTCGTGAAGTTTATCATAGTTGAATACCGCGGGAGATTGAGATTGGTCGATGAAAGAGGGAAGGGCTAAACTGGCCAAATTACATACCGCCGTTTCATTCTCGTCAGAATATTCTAGGATTTCTGTACATAAATTTGACGATTTTATGGTGCCGACGTTTTTCTGATTTGATTTTTTATTACAGGCATCTTTATATAAAAGATATGGAGTACCCGTTTCCATCTGTGCGTCCAAAATTTGAAACCATAAATCACGTGCCTTCATTGTTTTACGACCTTTACCCGATTGTTCGTATTTGGTATATAAAGCGACGAATTCATCACCATAGACATCGGATAAACCAGGGCATTCATCGGGACAAAAGAGTGTCCATTTACCATCTTCGGTTTTGACACGTTCCATAAATAAATCGGAAATCCAGAGAGCATAGAAGAGGTCACGGGCTTTCAGTTCTTCATCGCCGTGATTTTTACGCATTTGGAGGAACATTTCAATATCGGCGTGCCAAGGTTCTAGATAGATAGCGAAAGAACCATTACGACGACCACCTCCGTTATGTACTAAACCATTATGTAATAAATAATTATGTTCTTTTTCCATTTGTAAATCGTATAAAACGCCTTTATACTTAGTTGGTTCTGAAATAAAAGTAATAGGTGTCAATAAATAATTATCATATTTCATAGTATGCTCGGATATTCTACCACATCTTAGATTCATCAAAAAAGTTTCTTCACTAGAAAATTCAGATAATCCTTCTAATAATTTTTCGACTTTATTGGTAGGTAAATATAACCATCTATCACCGATTTTGATATTTCCATTTACGTCTAAGAAATCGGTTCTACGAAAAGGAAGATTTACCGAGGTTTCAAAGATTAAAGTATTGAATTCTTCATCATTCTCAGTGATTTCGTGTTTTATATTATATGTTACACAATTATCATTTAAATATTGGATAATTTCTTTGATATATTTATTTTTATGATGAATACACATTTGGTTTGCTTTTGTTGATATTTCAACAATATCTAATTTATTATATCCAAGTAATCCATCGAATAATAAACCATATATGTAACAAACATCCTCGGTGAGAGTACTAAAATCTTTCACATAATTTGGAATAGGATAAACCATTAAATCATTTGTAGTAATATCTTTTACATCTACCCACTGAAACTTAGCAAGTCCCAAATCAATATCATTTCGAATTGTATTCAAATCATTACCTGCATAATTAGGTAATACAAAAACAGGGTGTTCGGATGTAATCTGCATTGGTTTTAACATTCCTTCTGTCTCAATTGAATATATATCGCCTTCATAATAGTGTTCCAATACATTTTGAATTGTTTCTGTTTCACCAGTTAAACCAAAAATATTCGTAATGCCTGCTATGCAATTTTGTATTTGCTTAGGCCCTTCGGTAGTATAAATAATGGTTTCGGGATGAACACATTGGTCAACATACTTCGCAGTATTATTGAAAACTTTTAGCATCGGCACAATACCATTGGAAGAACCATTGGTACCTCGGATATGACTACCCGATGCTCGAACATTATGGATATGTAATCCAATACCACCTGCCCATTTCGAAATCAATGCACAATCTTTCAATGTATTATAAATACCTTCGATGCTATCGTTTTCCATCGCAATCAAATAACACGACGATAATTGAGGGTGTGGTGTTCCGGCATTAAATAGAGTGGGAGTGGCGTGAGTAAAATATTTTAAAGACATCATTTCATAGGTTTCTTTGATTTTTGGAATATTATCATAATGAATACCGATCGCTACACGAAGCCACATATGTTGAGGTCGTTCAACAGTGACTTTATTGATTTTCATCAAATAAGCACGGTCTAGAGTTTTGAAACCGAAATAGTCGATTAAATAATCCCGTGAATAATCACACAGTGATTCGAGTTCTTCCCCGTATTTACAAATAATTGTAAAAAGGTCTTCACTTACGATAGGTGAATGCTTATCGTGTTTATCTTGATAATTATATAATTGGGTCATTACATCGATGAATGAATTCGAGGTATTTTTATGATGGTTTGAAATGGAGATACGACCCGCCAAGGTATTATAATCAGGGTGAATCGTGGCCATAGAAGCACATTGTTCGGCGGATAATTCATCGATTTTGGTGGTAGAAATACCATCATAAAGTTGGTCGATGACTTTCATTACGAGTGAAGTATAATTGATTTTGATATTGGCTTCGGTACCGATAGTGCGAATTCTTTTTAAGATTTTATCGAAGGAAACGATTTCGCGTTCCCCATTACGTTTGGTGACATACATTTCGTCTTCATTTGACATAAAAGATTCTTTCGTGGGAGATGTCATAGTTTATCTATTATAATAGAAAAGAACCATTTATATTCTTTTTTATTATTTATGTTTGACTTTTATTTTTCCGAAAAAAGTATAATACGGCCATCAAGAGGTTGTAATGGACGAGCTGGCTTGGCTACCGTCTCAATTTGTTTCACATTATAATGTACAGGGGTTTCGCCAATAATCCATCGCACAGGAGAATAGGAACCGGTCGTAAGTGTACCATCATATTGATAATAATAATGAGGAGCTTTGACTTGTAAATTCGTGAAGTCTTTATGGTGTTCATTATGATTGATAATCCGGCCAATCACCAATATATTTTTATTCGGAAAAGGGTTTTCCAAATGACAACAACAAATATTGGAATGTTCTCGAATCTCTTTATAATCTTCATTTTCGGTTTCGATAAACACATAATGAATTTCCGCCGGATACATATTTCCATTGACTTTATGTTCGCTCGGATTATGAAAATGGTATTCATCTAACCGATATTTTTTGTTTTTTATCGTAAGAGTGATATTACGCGTGACTTCATAATTTTTGGTAACTGTATTGAAAACGGCATCTTCATTGCGGCCATAGATTTCCAGAGTTTGGTGTATTTTGATACAATCGGATTTATCTAATAGAATCGGACTTTGATAGGAACTAGACATATAGAATATGATATTATAAAAAATAACTAAAGATTACGATAGATTACCATCGTTGGTCACAATTGTGATTACAAAATTACAGTACTATCTTTATTACAGTACTGTCGTTATTACAGTAATGTCGTTAAAAAAATTGAATTACTTTTTTATTTCATTCGGTATAGTACTCAAACCCAAACCAAAGGAACCAATAACCAAAGAAAAAATGGAAAGCATAATACAAGAATTAAACATTCGTAAGGATTGTATAGTAAGTGAAGTCTCACGTGGTCTATACTATTCCGAAAGTCAGTATAAAATCATAAATGTATTACAAAAATATGATATTGATGTCTTGACTACACTAAGAAACTTTATTGAAATAGATAAAAATGAATTTTTCGATAAAGTAATGGATAGAAGAATGGCCTATGTAAATAAAGTTCGGCGTCAAATTCAAGATAATAGTAATGGATTCATCGATTTAAGTAGAAACCAAGATGATACAGAGAACTTATCTTGTGGTATCACTATTATGATATATGCTATTCGTAAAATAAATATTATTATTGATAATAAACAACATAAAATAAATCTTGAACTAAGGAATAAGCATAATAATAAAATAAGAATAATATTTTCGATACTTGTTGCTATTGTATTATGTATAGTAAGTATCGTAACTCGTGATAAAAATTCAGTAAATAAAATAACATCTTTTATGTAAGTAAAATAAAAAAAGAAAAAAAGGAAAAACATACATAGAAAATCCTATGTATATTTTTTACCGTAATTACAGTAGTGTCGTTATAAAAATTGAATTTCTTTTATCTTTCATAAACGAATAGTACTTACATAAAGAAATGGATTTGTCGAAACTAAATCGAATAGAATTTCATGATTTGAAATCCGGAAATAAATATTATATAGAAAGCATAAATATGAATGAAAATCACCCCGGAACAGGACAACAATATGGTATATTTGATACGTTTGGTATGTATGATGATGAAAAAGTATATGCAATATTTCATAGAACATACAATTTCAAAGACCCTAATACAAACGAATATCTAAATAGTTGTATCGGTATAGGACCATATCCTGCTTATCGAAATAAAAAAAACTTTATATTCTATGAACCTGGAATAATAACATATAATCGAAAACAAAACCAGTATATGGGAAAAGTGATAGAAAATATTACAAATGATAAATATATGGCTGAATATATTACCAATCAAGGGTGGTTAGATATCAAATAATCCGTTACTTACCGACCAATGTATTCTCGGCAAGCTGTTGGTAAAAGAGCCCACCTGCATCGGTCGGGTCACTCGGTTTCGGTGGGCGGAAATATTCTTCTTCTAAGATTTCATAATATTTTTGTAAAACGTTTTGTAAATTTTCGAATTTTTTTTCGTGTTGTAACATACTCATCGCTTCGAATGCATTACAAGGGCCACCATATTCTATTTTAGATTGGTTATCGATTTCAATAGCCTTATTCATTTTTTCACTACTAATTTTTTCATCAGGAGTCATTTCCAATTGACCTTTTAACCAATATTTACCATTGGAATATTTTTGTTGGGTATCCTCGAAATAAAGGCGGATGCATTTTTTTTCATCTTCCCCAAAATAATCGGGATTGGTATTACAAAAATCAGATAGTTCATTGAGAGTAGGATCAGGGACGTTCATTATAGATAGAATATAAACGATAATCTTTATGTTTATTCTATTTATTCTATTATAAGCTCTTGTTCCAATTTAATCAGACAAATATGGTTCGTAAGTGGTAGATTTTTAATATAGTGGGTGGTATTGGTTTCATTTTCCACGATGACTTCGGTTTTATTGGCCGATATTTTTTTCTTAGGAGCACGATGTTGATAACCATCGACACGTTCTTTTAAAATAATATTCCATGTTTCGGTTATTTTTGGAAGAGCGGATTGGAACCAAATAGGGTTGCGTTTAATTAAAACACAGGAAAATTCATCCATATACCAAAATAATGGTTTGAATAATACTAATTCTATTTTATTTTCTTCTTTGGTAGCGTTTATCCAATGGTCAATGTTTTCTTTATCGAGTGGAATATCTAACGGCATATATTTATAAATAGGAGAATTATTAAAAGGTACGGATTGAGAAATATCAAAATCGTATCGATTCGGACGTTGAATGAAATATAGAATAACACCTTTATATTCGTGTTGTGTATCCTGATAAAACGAGTCTTCGGATTCATATTCTTTGAATCGGGTTTCCACAAAATCACATTCATCCAAATCACACGTTTCCATTTGAATTTGACATTGTACCCAGTATTCTTGTTTGGGAATCGCCGTAATTTCTCGATTGAAAATGTTTTTGATTTCAATCATACGACCAATTTTTTCGGTATTGGTTTCATCTACATTGATACCATCGGGGGAAGCACCGATATAATGATATTTGGGATGAGGAATACAACCGAAATCATCGACCTTGGTTTGATACATATCTTCATAAACCATAACGGTAAGAGGTTCATATCGCACACCCCAATGAAGAGTACTTTCAGGGTTACAAAAACCCGATTCGGTACGGCTCAAATCTAATGGCTTACATTTTTCATAGATCAGGCTATTTTGTTGAGCGGTGGAATCGAGGGCTTTCCATAAATTACTGGCGGTGATTAGATTATACCGAAATTGATGCCATTCGGGAGTTTTTTGTGTTGGTTGAGGAATCGATTTCAAATATTCAATTTGTCTTCTTAATTCATCAAAGTTTTTGGTAACAGGCTCGAGCACTGAACCATAAGGAATGGAACGGGGTGGAATATTCGAAATATCAAAATAGATGGTCGAAAGTTCTTCAATCATATCTTCTAGGTCGGATAAATCGTCTTCATCACATAATTTTGCATCTAACCAGTAATCATAGAAATAATAAGAAATATCTTTAATGAATTTCTTATGAAAATCGGGTGAAGCCATATGAATAATTTCGGATTCCATATATTCATCCATCGATTCATAAATATTATTTTGTATATCTAAAATATCGGTTTCGGTTAATTCATAATCCACGATATCGATGTCGTCGTCATCGGAATCATTTTCTTCATTTTTTTCTATATCTAACATGGTAGATATAAACCGTTCATTCATTAGATAATAATATAGAATACGTTTATATTATTATCTGTTATCAATTTTCCAAAAAAAATTGATTTATTTTTTATTTTTATCGAGTATATAAAAACAAAAATCAAAATGTCATATTATAATGAAGAAAAGTATAATGAAATGGTAAAACGATTAGAAGAAATACGTAATCGTCCAACCGTTATTTTACATTTATGGTTTGATCCGGAAGAAAAGCTATTCGGAGAAGGCTTTTATCCAAAAATAGATGAATTCAAAAATGATGCATTTATGAAATCAATGGGTAATGAAGATGTTTTTATAAAATTTCGTTTGAATCCTAAATTACAATGGATACAAATGGATAATGATAATATAGATGGGCTTGACCACCCATTTTCCAAATTAATATTAGAAGAATTAAATCGATTATCCAATAAAAAGGGTGTTTGTATTAAAAATAGAAAAAAACAAAGAATTGCGAGTAACTTTTGGAATGTTTGAATTAGTCTTACAATACATTCTATGTAATAAAATTATCAACGACGAGAACGACGAGAACGACGAGAACGACGAGAACGACGAGATTTAGAGTGACTTTTTCGTTTGTTTTTTCTACGTCTTGATTTTCCGCCTCTCGTTTCTGCTATTGGTTTCCATTCTTTCATTCTTTGCTTTGTTTCCTCGTCCTCATTGTTGAACCTGATTCTTGCAAAATCAATGCCGTAATCCATGTCGTAATCAATGCCGTACATTTTTCCATTTATGGTTATTGTTGAATTTGCGAGATTAACTCTTATATTCGCTTTTTCAACTATTCCATGTGCTACCACATCATTATTATTTTCATTCAATAATGTTACATCTTTTCCTATCAAATCTTCCTTCAAAATTTGAAATACGGCATTTTTTGGATATGCAATACTTGGATTACTCATTGTATAAAATATATGAATATATTATTTCGGAATGATAGATTTATTTATTACTTAGAGTCATTCTCTACCATCGCTTTTACAGTCGCGAAAACCCATCACTTACAATCGTGTAAAACCATCACTTGCAATCGTGTAAAACCATCACTTGCACCAACTCATCAAACGTAATTTTAGGCTTCCACCCTAATAATTTACGTGCTTTCGTCGAATTGCCCAAGAGTTGTTCCACTTCAGCAGGACGAAAATATTTGGGGTCGATTTTCACCAAGACCCGTCCTGTTTTTTTATCTATTCCTACTTCTTCTAAACCTTCCCCCTTCCATTCGATATCTAAATCTTTCATCGCAAAAGCCTTTTCGATAAATTCACGAACACTATGCATTTCACCCGTGGCTAATACGAAATCATCCGGTGTATCCTGTTGTAATATTAACCACATACCTTCAATATAATCCCTAGCGTGACCCCAATCACGTTGAGAATCAATATTACCCATCGTCAAAACTTCTTTTCCAGTAGTATCCTTCAATATCTTATGTAAACCCATTGTTATTTTTCTGGTAACAAAATTATGACCACGACGTTCGGATTCGTGATTGAATAAGATACCATTACAATTAAACATATGATAGGATTCACGATAGTTTTTGACAATCCAATAAGCATATAATTTGGCGACACCATATGGAGAACGAGGATAAAACGGAGTGGTTTCGGATTGGGGAACTTCTTGTACCAATCCATATAACTCACTCGTGGAAGCGTGATAAAACCTCGTAATATGGTGCAAGTTCGTAGAACGAATCGCTTCCAATAATTTTAATGTACCGAATGCATCGGTATCTGCAGTGTATTCAGGCATTTCAAAAGATACTTTTACGTGGGATTGTGCGGCCAAGTTATAGACTTCTAAGACCGTCATATCTATATATTTCAATTTAATACTATTTAAACAGTTAAATAGACAAGAACCATCGGTCAAATCACCATAATGTAATTTGAGATTTGGATGGCCGAAAATGGATTCGATACGTTGGGTATTGATAGAGGAAGACCGACGTACGAGTCCGTGTACGATATATCCCTTTTCTAATAAAAATTCGGCTAAATATGAACCATCTTGTCCTGATATTCCAGTGATAAATGCTACTTTTACCATATTAATATTACTATAAATAGTTATATTAGGTTTATATCTTTTTTTCGATAGATTCATTATTATTCGCAGTGACACGTTTCGGAGTCAAAGATTTTAGGGTGGAAACCCTTTTGGAATCCAACGATTTTAACGTGAAATTATGATTGGTATTATTAAAAAATAATGCAGGCACACTAAGTATTTCTCTTTTTTCTTTATCATAATTGACATCTTTGGTTTTTTGTAGTTTATTTTTTTCTAAACAATCAATAAAAAATGTTTTTAATAGTTTAATATCTTTCATCGGCAATGCATTATCTTTACCATATTTTTCGGCAAATATATGTAATTTTTGTATTTTAATTGTTTTGTCTAATTTATTCCAAGCCTCGTTTTTATTTTTTTGTTTTTCATTTTCTAATAACTTATCTATGGCGTTATATTGTAATACATCATTATCTCTTTCACATGGTATCGAATTTAAAATATTTTTATATTTATTATTCGGTTTATCATCGGGTGTCTCCGCGACTTCGGATTTGGTTTCTACTGTATTATTATTCAAATGAAACATTTATAACGGTGCTTGTCTTTATATATAATTTAATAATTAATGTTTATCTTGTTTTTTTAATTGTATTTATTATCTTGATTGTAAAAAACAGAAATATAATAAAACCGCAAATAATTGTTTTTGTGTATCATTTACTACCATACGTATGATATCTTTTGCATAATGATTTGTTTTTATTTGTCTTAGTTTTATAAATAATTGAGAACATATCAATAAAAATAAAATACTTTCTCGAAAAGAATACATTTTATATATTATCACGGAATTCGATAATAAATTCATTGATAATATACAAAAGGCTACTTTCCAAGCATTCGCTTTTCCATATAATACAGGAATCGTAATAATGCTATTTTGTTTATCACCCTCATAGTCTCTTATATCCAAAAGAATTTCATTATAGAGAGAACCTAGAAATAAAAATGACGAAGCTATTGATAACAATCCCGTATTTTTTGTATTTTTATTTATTACCAATCCCGAGAACCAAACTGAAAATGAAACCAATCCAGCACACGTGATGTTTTTTATCAATAACAGTCGTTTCAAAAGAGGTGTATATAAAGTAATAATGACATTTGCATAATGGGTGATATATTGTAAGTCTCGGGGTATATATCGCATATTTAGGATTTCGGAGGATAGAAAGAGAAATAGAGAACTTATGATAGCTTCTTGTTTTGATATTTCGCCAGTCACTAATGGTCTTTTTGGATTATTTATTTTATCTACCGACATATCAAATAAGTCATTCAGAATCATACTATTTGACATAATAGATATGGTAATGAGAGAACTTATGAAAAAAGACGTTGATTTATATATTTGTAAGGAGGGTTTTGCTATCCACGCACCCGTATTCATTAATAAAATCGTGGGAAGAATATTTTGAGAACGAATTAGTTTCATAAAACTATGGGCTTTTTGGATGAGAGGGGATTGTTTTTTGGTAAGATTTACTGGTGTAGATACAAACGTTGGAGAACCTTTACTCATATTTACTATTAATGGTACATATTTAGATGAAATCAAATATGTATTTCCGAATGGTAAATACAATAGGAATAAAAATGTTAGAAAATACATATACGAGTTCATATAAAATTATATTTATATGCTTTCTATTCTAGAGAAAGAAATGGCTGAACTCAATAATGAATATATGAAGGAAGCGTGTCATTTAGCGGAATATAGTATTACACAAGGCGGTGGGCCATTTGGTGCTATTATTATAGATAAAAACGGTGATATTATCGATGGTGGTCATAATAGAGTGACTATCGATAATGACCCGACACAACACGCCGAAATCGTGGCGATACGTAATGTATGTAAAAAAATAGGAACATTTGATTTACGTGGATATTCGATATATACCTCTTGTGAGCCTTGTCCGATGTGTTTATCGGCCATATACTGGGCAAGAATCGATAAAATTTATTATGGTAATACACGTAATGATGCAAAAGAAATAGGCTTTGATGATGATTTTATCTATGATGAAATAAATCAGGATTTAGAAGATCGAAAAATACCGATAGTACAAGTCAATCGAGAACAAGCACAAATAAGTTTTCGAAAATGGGTGGAAAAGGAAGATAAGATAAAATATTAGGGGAAATGTTCTCGATATACTATAATTATATCGAGAATGGATAATGAAAGAAGAGATGAAAGAAAGGATGAAAGAACGGATGAACCAATCATAAAAAAAATAGTAGTATCTTTCGACCCACCACCTAGAAAAGAAAAAAAGGAAAAGACTGTAAAAACTCAGAAGGAAAAACAAAAGAGACAAATTACAACGACCAATAAATGGAATTTTACACCAGAAGAACTAAGTTCTCCATATCAATGGTCTTTACTCCAAAATATAAAAACCAAAGATGAAAAAAAGAGAGAAAAGAGAGAACATTGTGATTTTATCATAAGACAAATCAATCAAAAAATATATGGTTATAAAGCACAAGATATCGAAAAAGACAAACTAAACGAGGAAAAATTAGTGAATATCGATAATGTTCTCGAATTAATGATACAATGTGAAAACAAATGTTATTATTGTAAAGAAACCGTGAATGTTCTCTATGAATATGTTCGAGAACCAAAACAATGGACATTGGATAGATTGGATAATGATTATGGACATAATAATGATAATGTAGTCATATCTTGTCTATCTTGTAATTTACGCCGTAAAACAATGCACCCCGAACGTTATGTATTTACAAAACAATTAAATATTTTAAAACTAGTATAAAAATAAAATAAAAAGAGTAGGATAGTATAAATATTATAAATGAGTACATTTTATGTATCTATCACCACTATACAAAAGTATAAACCTGCTTTAGATATGTTATTAGCTTCTTTACCAAATGAATGGAGAAACAAATATATTTTGGTTTATCAAGCGGAACAAGAAGAATCATATAAAGTATTTGAAGATGGCCATATAGAAGTGAAAATAAAACAAAATCTATCGGATTATGGAAATTGGGTGGGTGTAGATATATTATTGAAGAATAATATAGTCCCGCAAGATGCCTGGTTTTTATTTGTTCATGATACTTGTAAATTCTTATCAGATAGTGTAAAATATACGAATATTGTTCTCAATCGATTTGGTCATACCGATATAGATATCTTATGGCTAGTAGAGAAAGGTATATGTAATATTTGTTTGATTCGTAAAAATGGAATCGAATATGGAGCAAATTTATATAAAAATATTCAATATATGACTAAAATGGAAACCATTGATTATGAATGGAATCAAACGAACAATATTTTATCACCCAAAATGTTTAAGGTGAAACAACATTTTTTAGATTCATATCCTATATATTATCCAGGTCGATATGTATATAATAACATAAATAAGCGAGAAGTTCTTTTTGTATCATCCATTGATATGGAAAAATATTTTTGTAGAGTAAATCAAGAATCAGACCATCCGTTTATGCCTTAGATTGTTGTTCTTGCTGTTGTTCTTTTTCTTTGTCTCGTTCTTGTTCTCGATTTTTTGATTCTTCTTGTTCCAAAATCAATAAAAAAGATAAGTCGAATCCATTTAGATTGAGAACATAACCATATTCATTTAATAATCTCACTTTAAGCTTTTTTATTTTGATAGGTTCTCGATAAATTCGGTTATCACTTACCAATAAACCATTGAATAAATTCGCAGGTAATAGAGAACCATATGGAAATCCTCGATTCTCCAAAGTAATTCGAGCAATGATGTGTTTATCGATATGGTCTAAGAATAATGAAGAATCAAAGGAATGTTTTTTATGTTCATTATTTTCATTATGTTCTTTATGACAAACATCAATAGATAAATATAAATATCTTGGTCGAGTAAAATCACAAATGGTTTCCGCAGTAACTATGGAATTCGGTTCGACCGTATAATTCGGAAAACGAAATCCCAATATCCATCCCAATTTCGATTTCCAACATTTATTATCGATATTTCCTGTAATATCGGTGTCGAATTGTAATGTGTATCTACCCAATTTCGATTTGAACTCAATGGTATTCGTAGGAGATAAAGAAACACTCAGATTGTCACCGATACAACTACACGAGATAGCGTTTTGTAAAGCCTGGCATATGTTGGAAATATTATAATTATCATCCGGCAATGATATCATAATCGCTTCATATACGGCATTGGTATCATTGATAATTCGAAAAAAGTTATTATACATATAGGTGGAAATATTATAGAATGAAATGGGGACTTCCATACAAGATACCGTCATTGATTTGATATGATGGATATCATCCGGTAAATGAATATAATATTCGGATAAGGGAAAGAATTCATTTGTCGATGAGCGTGTATCAATCGTAATATATTTGGTTCTCGAATGATTTGAAATCATTTATGAAAATAATATTATATAATAGGATAATATTATATTATGTAAATTGTTTAATACCTGATTCACCTTCGATGGAATACCAATAAGCACTTTCATTATCATCTCCATTGGAAAAAGTTGCTCCGTTCTCAAATTTTACAGTAAATTGTCCAAATACCACTTGTCCGGTACCTTCCACCACATAAGGATACATATAAGACATACTCGTTACTAATCTACCAATAATATCATTATTATTAGAATCCTTTACATAAGTCAAACCACTCGCATCGGTATAAATATTCACTCTGAAATATCCAATATTATTGAATGCATAGGTAACATCATTGGCAAATTCATCATATTGACCATTCGTCATTGGGTTAAAACTAGCATCACGTATTTTCATTTATATGATGTGTATATAAAATCATACTAAATTTATTTATATTTGTTTGCATATATGGAGTTGTAATTACTGAGATTTTAATTGTATTCACAACCATCAAAAAACGAAATATTATCTTTGATAAAAGTTATATAAAAAATTCTTTATTGAATATGTAATATCAAGGTTCTGAAATGTCATTAAATATTCACGAAAATATTTATAAAAAGTTGGATTATTTTTATGAAACAAATAAAATTCCACATATTATATTTCATGGGTCATCTGGTTCTGGAAAACGCACCATCGTAGATAATTTTTTGAACAAAATATATAAGAATGATAATAAGAAGCTGAAAACAAATGTAATGATTGTGAATTGTGCTCACGGTAAAGGTATTAAATTTATAAGAGAAGAGTTGAAATTTTTTGCAAAAACGAATATACAAGCCAATTCGGGTGTGTTATTTAAAACCATTTTATTAATAAATGCTGATAATTTAACAATAGATGCACAGAGCGCATTACGAAGATGTATAGAGCTATTCAGTGCAAATACCAGATTTTTTATAATAGTAGAAAATAAACAAAAGTTATTGAATCCAATATTATCACGTTTTTGTGAGATATATGTACCCGAGTATATAGTCGATGGTAAGGTTATCAATTTACATCAATATAATATCAAGAACCATTTTCATTTTGAAGATGTTGAGAACAATACCAATGAATGGATTACTGATAAAATATCGAAATTAATATTATTACCCAATTGCTATGAAAAAGATAAATCATTAGATATTCATAAAGATATGGTAGAATTAGCCACTGAATTCTATGAAAAGGGAAATTCGTGTTTAGATTTAATAAAATGGATAGAAAATACAAAATATATAAATGAATTGAAAAAATGTGATGTTCTTATGTATTTCGATAAGATAAAATCCGAATATCGTTGTGAAAAATTATTATTATTATGTATTTTTGACTATATTTGTTCTCGTTAAAAACAATATAAAAATGTCTTGATTTATTTTACTAAGTAAAATGGATGATTTTGTTATTTCCAATTTAAACGAAGCACGTAATGAATGGTGTGCCAGGTTAATTAGTATTTTTACACCATTAGTAAATGAAGGGGTTAAATCTATTTTTAATGAAGCTTGGAAACTATGTTTAGATAATGATGAAGCGAATAAATATTTAATGACTTTTCAGAATTTATTATCTCGTGTTCCAAAATGGAATAATACAATCGTAGAAGAAGAACGTAAGCGCATCATCGAACGCAGTGGATGTAATTATTTAGATGATTTAATTAGTTGTGTTCATATTATTCAATTAAAAGTACTTACTTGTATTCGAGTAGGTAATAAACAAAAGAAAATCGATATTTCTATTCCAAAATTAGATTCCTTCATTCATAAAGTTTATATTAATGTCGCTCGTAAAATTTATATGAATGTCTATTTATTTGAAAAAAATATTACACCATTACAAGTACAGAAAAATAATAGAGAACTAGAAACTATTATACAAGAATGTATTTTGAATGCTATTCGTGAAAGTATTCCAACTGAAGCTATTATACGTGCATATATGGATGAATCAGTAGAAGAAGAAGAGGAAATTATTATCGAGAATATCGAAGAACCTCTTCCAGAACCTATTGTTCAAAACGTTGAGAAAACAGTAGATGATGTCAAAATAGCCGAAGATAATATTCCATCGGTTGTTCCTGCTATTCAAAATATGGATAATGAAAATGTAATTACTCGTCTATCGTTTAATGATATGGACTCTGTATTAGACTCTGCTGGAAAAGAAAATGAGATAAGTGCTCCAAAGACAATTGAAAGATTAGAAGAAATTAGCAGTAATAATGCATTCCGTCGTAAATTAGAAGAAGACAGTAGTGATGATGAAGATGATAAAATCAAAATACATACCGATATGATAGATTTAAGCGGATTTGATATATTGGATGATATTTCATCGAACAAAGCATCGAGTGACTTTGTGTTAGATGGAGTTGAAGAACTATAAGCGTGGGATTTTCATTATAATTTTATATTTATACATTATAATGAACATCGTGGTCAGTCGTTATAAACGTGATACTAGTTGGACTGAGAAATTCAAAGAGTTTGCTCCCGATGCAAATATTATGGTATATGATAAAGAAACCCCCGAAAATCCATATAATGTCCCGGTGAATAAGGGGAATGAAGCCAGTGTTTATTTAAAATATATTGTCGATTACTATGATGCATTACCGGAATATACCTTTTTTTGCCACGATGAAGAATTCGCTTGGCATCATAGTGGTAGCATCATCAATCATTTTGAAATCGCTTTATTATCAGGACGTAAATATTATAATGTAAATGATAAGATTATTTTAGGCGATATTCGCGGGAATGATTATGGATATAAATCGATATTAGATTGGTATGAAGATTTCATAGAAGAATATATTCCAATGAATTCTTTACCGAATCAAGATTGGACAAGTGGATATAGAGGTTCTGCACAATTCTTGGTACATAAAGATATTATTCGATGTTTACCAAAAAAATTTTATGAGAACCTTTATACGTGGATTACGAGAACCACGATTACTTCTGCACAATCTGGCCGTTTTTTAGAATGGACGTGGCATTTATTTTGGTATATTTACCCTATGTTGATTCTGAATAAATAATCTTATCGAATATATTTTTTTCAATTCGTTTTAATTATAATATATTTATTTCATAATTTATTATACAACTCATGGATAACATATTTGTAATTTCTATCGTTCTCGCTTTATTATTTTTTGTTATAAAATTCGTGGAAATGAAATATTTAGATAAAGAAGATAAACCTTTGAAATTTATGGTACGTGATACGATTATCGTTTTTTGCTGTGGGTTATTAGCCACATTTGGTTATTTCCATTTAGAAACATATATCCATGATTTTTTCAATATTGTCACGGAAACCAAAACGTTGAACACAAATGCTACACAAATCTTTACTGATGAACCAGGGTTCTAATCATTATTTTGTGATTTATAATAGTATTCACATATATTATAAATCGGATGTTTTCTGATTGGCAAACAAAACCACAAAAAACCTACGTAACACAAGAACAATTAATCACTACATTGAATAGCTTGAATAAAACTATTAATAATGAACGTAATACACAATACATAAGCAATTCATTAGATAATGGTAGCAGAGCTGTTACAACAACCAATACTCTTTTCTATACTGATATAACTGCATATTCACGTATGTATATAGGTTCCGATGTTAGTTTATCTAAACAATTAACTGTATTCGGCGATGCTAGTTTTATGAATAATTTATATGTGACGAAAGACCTTTCAGCAAATTCTCGACTTCTTTTAAATGGTGATGCTTCTATGAATAAACGCTTATTTATCAATGGAGATGCTTCATTCAATGCAAATTTATATGTGAAAAAAGACGCCAATATTGCTGGTAGATTGACTATTACATCGGACATAACCACTAGTGGTAACATTTATGGTAATGATATGTCGTTAAATGGTCGCATTAACATAATTGGTGATGCCTCTATGAATAAACGTTTATTTGTTAATGGTGATTCTACTATGAAATCACGTTTATATTTATCTAGTGATGCATATTTATATTCCAGTTTATATGTTACTTCCAATGCATCAGTTACTGGTAATCTATCAGTTACTGGAACTAGTAGTCAAACCGGTGATGCTACGTTGAGTAGTCGATTATTTGTAGGTGGTGATTCGAAATTGGGTTCTCGTTTAATCGTTACTGGCGACGCATCTTTAAATAATCGTTTATATGTGGCTGGTAATACCACGATTGGCGGAACAATCACTATCAGTGGAAAGCAAACCATTGGAGGTGATATTTCATTAAATTCTCGTTTATACGTGGGTTCAAATACTTTCTTAAACGGTAATGCTAGTATTGCCGGAGTATTATTTCAAACCGGTGATGCTTCAATGAGTTCCCGTCTATTCGTTACAAAAGATTCTACATTAGGTTCTCGATTAGTAGTTCTCGATGATGTTAGTATGAATAAACGTTTATTCGTTGGGGGTAATTCATCTATCAATGGTAATGTTTCTATTGGTGGAAAAACCATACAATCGGATGATGTTTCGATGAATTCGCGCTTGAATATCGCTGGTGATACTTCGATGAATTCTAACTTATATGTAAATGGTATGATTAAATCGAATAGTACATTAACTAGTTCATCCGACGCAACTATTGGTGCTAATTTATATGTGACTAATCAATCAATACAACAAGGTGATGTATCGATGAATAATCGTTTATTTGTTGCTAGTGATACCAAACTAAATAATCGCCTATATGTAACTAATGAAGCTTATTTATCAAATAGACTCATCGTAACCGGTGATAGTATATTGAATTCAACTTTAACTGTTGGTGGTAACGCCGCATTAAATTCCAATTTATCAGTTGCTGGTAATAGTGCATTAAATGGAAACTTATCTATTATTGGTTATTCGGTTCAAACCGGTGATTCGGCAATCGGCGGTCGATTATTCGTTATCGGTGATTCTTCATTAAATGGCAAACTATTTGTTGCTTATGATACTAGTGTAAATTCTAGATTATATCTAGGTGCTACTGCAAATATCGGTGGTAACCTAAATGTTACTGGAAAACAATATCTCGTGGGTGATGCCTCTTTCAGTTCGAATTTCTCCGTAACCAATAATGTAAATATCGGTGGAGCATTAAGTGTTGTCGGAAAACAAATTCAAACTGGTGATGTTACTATGAGTAATCGCCTAACTGTTGGTGGTGAAACAAGTATGAATTCTAGATTATTGGTCGCCGGTAATACGATACTAAGCTCAAATCTTTCAGTCGCTGGTAATACTACAAATACCGGTAATGTTACTATTTCCGGTTCTCACTCAGTGGCGGGTGATTCTAGTATGAATTCCCGACTTTTTATATTAGGTGATGTCTCGATGAATGCCGATTTGTTTGTTCTTGGTGATGCCTCCATCAATTCAAGAGTTTATATTGGAAATGATACATCTATCGCTGGTAATATGTATGTAGGTGGGCAATCCATACAAAATGGTGATGTAACGATGAATAATCGTTTATTTGTAGGTAATGAAACCACCATCAATTCTCGATTGGTGGTAAAAGGAGATATTAGTGCCAACGCTAGATTATTTATTGGAGGTAATGGAACCATCAATGGTAATTTGATAGTCAATGGAAAAAATACCGTAAATAATGACTTCTATGCAAATGGTCGTATGTTTGTAGTGGGTGATTCATCCTTTATTAATAATGTTTATGTAGATAGTGATTTAATCGTTAATTTTGATATTTATTCGAACGGAATGTCCCATCTACACGATTTATGTACCACCGGTGATGTATCCTTAAATGCTCGATTATTTACAAGTGGTGATGTATCCTTTAACCGTAGATTATTTGTCGGAAAAGATACCAGTTTTAATGCCAATGTCTATATTGGTTCATCTACTGAAAGTACTAGTTCTACATCAGGTGCATTAACAGTAAATGGTGGTATGGGATTAGGTGGTAATTTATATATTGATTCAACAACAAATAGTACGGATGCAAGTAATGGTGCACTTGTCGTTGCTGGTGGTATGGGTATTGGTGGAGATATTTATGCAAACGGAAATATTTATATTGCTGGTGCTAAGGTTTTCTCAGATTACCGTATCAAAGAGAATGTTACTCCATTGAATCCAGAATTCAATGTCGACCATTTAAGACCAGTCAGTTATCATAATAGATTGAATAACGCAGATGACCTGGGATTTATTGCTCACGAAGTACAAGATGTATATCCTTGTTTGGTCAATGGTGAAAAAGATGGTAAAAATTATCAATCATTAAATTATATCGGCATCATTCCTATCTTGGTAAAAGAAATCCAAGAGTTGAAAAGAGAAGTCCAAGACTTGAAAAGTGAAGTCCAAAACTTGAAACAAAAGTAATTCAATAATCACTCACTACATAACTATTATACAAAATAATTATGTATTATAAAAACGCATAGAATGCTCCCACCGAACAAGACAAATGGAATAAACCGTGATAAAGTATATGGTCTGTACTACACCACTCCTTAGATGCTGCTTTATCCGATAATTTTGAGGTAATAAATGCCAAGAATACAAATAGTAAGTAGGTAACTAAAAACACTAAACGTAATTGTTTGAAAAATAATGTATAGATTACGAATATCAATATCGCAATTCGTGATACGATCGAATCTATTTCGTGTATGGTCGAGTTACGAACTGGATTTCTCCAAAAAAGAATCGATGTGATAAATGTTATGATAATCCAAGCACCTAATATATTTTCATAGTGATTTTTTTTCGAATATAGTAGATAATACAGAAAGGAAAGTAAAAAGAAACCACTCGTTACACATAATATTTTGTTTTTATATATTGATGTATAGTTTATTTCCGGTATCATTATACAATATAAGATTATTTTTATTTTTCATATATTTTATACGAATAATATATATGGATTTAGTTGAAAAGAAAGATAAAAAGGATAAAACGAAAAAGATTCGAGAACCGAAATTGAAAACTCGAGAACCTAAAAAATCTCCCATAAAAATTACCGATGAAACTATAGAACTAAAACCATCCAAAAAAGAACGCCTCAATGAAAAACTCATCGATTTATTAGAACGCCTTTCGAATCTAATGTCCAAAAAGGGAGAACATTTCAAATCTCGTGCCTATAAAACCGCACAAGAAACCGTGATGTCTTTTACTACCGATATTACCGATATCAATGAACTCAAAGGAAAACCCGGTATCGGCGAAACCATTATGACCAAATTCAAAGAATATATGGAAACCGGTACTCTCGAACTCCTGGAACGAGAAAAAGAGAATCCCGAGAACATCCTAAGTGATATTTATGGCGTGGGTCCGAAAAAAGCCAAAGAATTGGTCGATATGGGTATTCGTTCTATCGCCGAATTACGTGAAAAACAAGATGAGGTTCTCAATGATAAACAAAAAATAGGTCTCAAATACTATGAAGACATATTAGAGAGAATTCCGCGTAGTGAAATCGATGATTATCAAGAAATATTTGAGGAAAGTTTCAATAAAATTCGAGAACCTGAATCAAAATATGAAATTGTCGGTAGTTACCGTCGAGGTGCCAAAGCATCGGGTGATATCGATGTTATCATCACATCTTCTTCTGATAAAGTATTCAAAGAATTCATCGATTTATTGGTCGAACAAAAAATTATTATCGAAGTTCTCTCTCGTGGTAATAATAAATGTTTAGTCATCGGTAAATTGAGAACCAGTAAACACGCTCGTCGTATAGATTTTTTATATGCTACTCCAGAAGAATATCCATTTTCGGTATTATATTTTACGGGCAGTAAGGCATTTAATACTGTAATGCGCGGGCACGCCTTGAAAATGGGCTATTCTTTGAATGAACACGAATTTTCCATAATGACCGATAAGAAAAAAGGTGGTAAAGTGAGCGATGTATTCAAGTCCGAAAAAGATATTTTCGATTTCTTGAAACTGAAATATAAAGAACCCATTGAACGCGTCGACGGCAGAGCTGTACAAATGAAGGATGGTTCTCCTATTATATTCGATATGAATAAACCTATAGAAGAAAAAAATAAGACACCAATATATATGGATTTAGTTGAAAAAAAGGTAAAAACGGAAAAGATTCGAGAACCTAAAGAAAAAAAGGTAAAAACGGAAAAGATTCGAGAACCTAAAGAAAAAAAAGAAAAAACGGAAAAGATTCGAGAACTTAAAGTAAAAAAACTTACCAAAGATGAAGAAATCATTGTTCTCAAAAGACGTGCCATTGATTGTGAAACCAAATTATTGAATAAAGTGGTGTCACCCAAAGAAAAAGATATAAAAGCAATTTCTGATATCACTCCTGATAATTTACCTGTCGTGGTATCCTCTGAAAATCCTATTTTACCGCCCGCTTATACCAAAGAACCTTCCCAATTAAATATTGTTCCTATTAACGAAATTAAAAAAGAACTTAAAAGTAAAAAAATAAGAGAACCTAAAGATAAATCCGCAAAAACTATGAAAAAAAAACCAGATACCAAATCTACCAATTCGGTTTCGACTCCTCCTAAAAGCAAAGAAGAACTTATTGCGATCATCGATGTATTCAAAACCAAAGGTATCTCGGTCATCGAAAATTTATCCGAAAAAGATTTAACCGATATATGTGAATTATGTATTCATTATTACCATAATATGCATCCGTTAATTACCGATAATGAATATGATGTGATTCGTGACTTTTTGGATAATAAATACCCCAATCATCGATTGGTCACTGAAATCGGTGCTCCTATCGAAAAGAACAAAGTAAGATTACCTTACCAAATGGCTTCGATGGATAAAATCAAACCCGATTCCAATATATTACCCAAATGGATGGAAAAATATCCAGGCCCTTATGTATTATCCTGTAAGTTAGATGGGGTCAGTGGTATGTATTCGACGGAAGGTGATGATGCCAAATTATATACTCGGGGTGATGGTAATGTGGGACAAGATATTAGCCATTTGATATCCACCATGAAATTACCTAAACATAAAGGTTATGTCGTACGTGGTGAATTTATTATTCCCAAGAAGGTATTTGACGAAAAATATAAAGAAAAATTTGCGAATCCACGTAATTTGGTATCCGGTATTATCAATTCAAAATCGGTAGATGAAAAAGCCAAGGATTTACACTTTGTTACCTATGAAGTCATCAAACCTTCATTGAAACCTAGTGAGCAAATGAGCTTATTAACGGAACTAAAACACGAAGTTGTTAAGAATCATTCTGTTTCCGAATTATCAAACGAAAAATTATCGGAATTATTGATCGATTGGCGTGGCTCATATACATATGAAATCGATGGTGTGATCGTCAATGAAGATAAAATACATCCTCGTAAGGCAGGTAATCCCGAACATGCATTCGCTTTTAAAATGGTATTATCCGACCAAATGGCCGAAGCAAAAGTAATGGATGTGGTTTGGTCAGCCAGTAAAGATGGTTATTTGAAACCTCGTGTTCGCATTGAACCCGTTCGTCTCGGTGGTGTTACCATCGAATATGCGACTGGTTTCAATGGTAAATTTATTGAAGATAATAAAATTGGTATCGGTGCAGTCATACAGTTGATACGTTCGGGTGATGTCATTCCGTATATTAAATCGATTACTATTCCTGCAACAAAAGCGAAAATGCCGGATGTACCTTATAAATGGACTTCTACTCACGTGGATATTATGTTAGAAAATATAGAAGATGATATTACCGTTCGTGAGAAAAATATTACGGCTTTTTTCACTGAATTAGAAGTCGATGGATTATCGGGTGGTAATGTGAAACGAATCATGACCGCGGGTTATGATACCATACCAAAAATATTGAAAATGGATAAAACGGACTTTATTAAGGTGGAAGGTTTCAAAGACAAGATGATTGAAAAGATTTCGAGTGGAATTCGTGATAAAGTAGCGGGAGCAAGTTTATTGGAAATTATGGTGGCCTCTAATTTATTAGGCCGTGGAATGGGTAGTCGTAAGATAAAACCTATTCTAGATAAATATCCAAATATTTTAACCACAGGTGAATCGAACCCCGAAAAAATACAAATGTTACGTGGTGTGGATGGAATTGGTCCCGAAAACTCGAAATCATTCGTGGAAAATATTCCTTTGTTTTTGGCCTTCTTAAAAGAATGTGATTTGGAAAGTAAATTATCCGCTGATGCCACGAAAATGAGCCCAAAAGAAAAAGAACCAGACGTAAAAGATACGAGCAATCCACTTTATGGTAAGAAAATAGTAATGACCAAAGTTCGAGATAAGGATATTATTGAATATATGAAAACGGTGGGTGCTACATTGGAGGATGGTATTAAGAAAGATACCTTTATTTTGATTGTCAAATCACACGATGATGTATCGAATAAAACCAAAGATGCGGAATCCAAAGGTATCCCTATTTTGACACCAGAAGAATTCAAAGAAAAATATATGTAAAATATATAGAAATATCGCAATATATAATTAGAAGAATGTATTATAATAATTATATATTTATAAAAACCAAACGGGAAACCAAAACGCCCCGTACGGCAGAAGAATCGTTTTATTATTTTCTCAAACATAGTATAATCACCTTACTTGCTGATTATTCCGCTTATTCATTTGTATTCAAGTGTAGATTCCGATTAAAGCCGAATTTATCTCCTTATTTCTATATGAATATACACGGTGAAATGGAAAATGTGTTGAATATTGTCATTAAGATTTCACTGGTGAGTGAAAAAAAATCCAAAAATAAATGGGAATATAGGACGTGTTCTAATGAAGATACCATACAATATTATAATACTCCTTATCAATTCTTTAATGAAATCAATATACAATCTGAAATTTCGGAGCTCGGACTATTGAACTTGAACCGAAATACACCCATTCTATTATTTTCGAAATTATATAGTTATCATTCCAAAAATTATAAAGTATTGAAAGGTTTATTAAGTAAGAAAACAGATAAAAATGGTAAATATATTATCAACCAATTATTCACTGAATTCCATAAAATAGATAAAACAAATACGGATGATAATTTTTACTTCGCTATCATTGGTATGGAATACATTGTACCCGAATATGTAGTCTATTGTGATATTGTAAAACCGATTATAAATAATATAAAATCATATCAGGGGAATGAGAATATACATAAATATGATAGTATGTCATTGGCGAAGTTTTCAGTGCGGTTGAAAACCATCTATAATATTGCTCGTTATGAACTCTTACGTATTGCAGTAGATACCGGCTATAGTCAAGGTGATTATCATACGGAAAACTTATTATTATATGAAGATGCAGAAGAGATAATTGTCATCGATTTTGGTCATGCAAAAACCATACCGCAGTATACACACTTAAAAAATAACTGGGCATATTTGGAAGAAAACAATTTCGTCATAAATAAAGATACGTTTCGGATACTGAAAGAAATATTATGCGATATTTATAATACCCATTATAAAGATTCCGAAGAAAATAGTAAGGAATATCAATGGTTGAAACATATTGATGAAGAAGATATGGAAATGATCGCTACGATACATCATTTTCGTCTATTGAAATCATCTACACCATTACATAATTCGAATGTACAAAGGTATAACAAAAATACCCAAATATTCGATATGTATTTATCCGCAAAACGTTCCGAATATCTCTTTCAGAATATGGCGTTCATTGATGATGATTATAGTAATCATTGCCTGGATTCTTTTTGGAAAAAAATATTTGGAAAAAGATAATTCGAAAAACATAATAAATAGTATTCATATTATTATATATTATGTCTGAGTTTGATAATGACGAAGTTATAGGGTCAGATGAGCATAAACCCAGTATATGTATCGAACCTAAAATAAATGAATATAAAGACCTCGATAATACTTTTCTACAAAAATATGATGTGAAATTATATGGTTCCGAGAGTGATATCTATGAAATCATCAATGATTTTTTACAGCAAAGCCAAAGTGAAGAAGCGTTTTTTATCGTAGATTTGGGAGAAATTGTCAGTGCTTATAATAATTGGGTTCGACTCTTACCCGATGTAAAACCATATTATGCAATGAAGTGTAATCCCAATCCCGTGATTATGGAGGCATTAGCGTCATTAGGTGCGAATTTTGATTGTGCATCACAACAAGAAATACGTAGTGCCATCGATATTACCGGCGACCCTTCACGTATTATATTCGCCAATCCTATAAAAATGAATAGTCAAATCAAATATGCTCGTAGTAATGATGTGGATTTAATGACGTTCGATGCCGAAGATGAATTATTTAAAATAAAACTATATCACCCACAATGCAACTTAGTATTACGATTGGCGGTAGATGATAGCCATAGTAAATGTCAATTCAATTCTAAGTTTGGGTGTAAAGTGGAAGATGTTGAAAAAATATTAAACATCGCCAAAACATTAAAGTTGAATATTATTGGATTCAGTTTTCACGTGGGTTCGGGATGTATGTCATCTGAAGTATATTACGAAGCCTTACGTGAATGTCGAAAAGCTACCGATATTGCTAGTCGTATGGGATTTTCGATATCACTCATCGATATCGGTGGAGGTTTCCAATACATTGACCGTGAAGTCAAATTCGAAAATGTGGCGAATCGAATCAATGATGGTATTGAAGAATTTTTTAAAGAAGAATTAGATGCAAAGACTATCGAGTTTATTGCGGAACCCGGCCGTTATTTTGCCGAAAAAACACATACATTGGTTTTAAACGTCATTGGTAAAAAACAAAAAGTGGATGTTGTTACTGGTGAAAATATAAATGTATATTATTTGAATGAAAGTACCTATGGGTCTTTTAATTGCATACATAACGACCATTATACTCCCATTTTGTTACCATTTAACGAGCGAAATGAAAAATTATTTAAATCCACAGTCTTTGGATTTTCTTGTGATTCGGCTGATAAGATTTGTGAGCATATATGGTTACCTGACTTAGCAATCGGCGAAACAATATTCGTGGTCTCGATGGGAGCCTACACTTGTTGTGCAAGTTCCATCGGTTTTAATGGTTTTGCACCAACAAGTAAATATCAATATATTTATAAAGACCACTTAAAAAAATAAATCACAATTATGCAGAAACATAACTAGGTATAGAATCAATATCCAAAACAATCTTACTATCGTCCTCATTGACCGCATCCACTTCAAATCTCATAAAATAATATAATTTTAATTGGTCGATTGGAACACACCCATGAACCAATCTCGCTATCATCTTATACATTTTGAATCCTTCATACCGCTCGCTACCATCACGCTTATATAATACATTCTTACCGTTATCATCACAACACCATTTATTTATTATCGTTTGGAAATCATCATACTTCGATGGTTTTTCATCCGTATCGATAACGAAATCATAGATAGAAGTGGCCAATCTACATAAATCAAAACTATAATTTGGTTCGAGTCTTGGTTTGTTTTCATTCATAAATGGCTCGAAATTATACTGAGTATTTGCATCTCCGCCGTTGTTGAAGCTGTCACTGCAAAATAATTGACCATTGAATTTATAAATACCACGTCCGAAATCAATGATTTTAAATATTTTACCAAATGTAGGTACTTTATAGATTTTACCATCAAATTTATAATATAAATAATCGATATCCGTATTCATATACATAATGTTATTCGTATGTAAATCATTATGTGTAAAATGAAACGCTTTTTGATAAGTCAATAATGTCATTACCACTTGGAAAAGCATACTCGAAGCATTCTCCACAGTGATTTTATGTTTCATAAAAAGTTCATCCAATGTTCCGTCACATTTTTCTAGACAAATTAGCTGTACAGGATAATTATTTATATAAGAATATACTGCACTTTCTTCCGAATATTCGGAGGAAGTCTCCGAATTATCTGTTTCCCATACCGTACTATCATCTTCTTCTTCGGAGTTCTCATTTTTATCTTCATCTTCATTATCCGTGCTATAATTGGTTTCACTATTGCTTGAACTATTACTCGATTTGGGACTAGAAGTATTCGAAATCGCGTTTTTTTCATAAACTTCTTCCAAATCACTGATTTCAACATTTGTTTCCAGGTTCTCGATTTCATTTAAATCTTCTATTTCGAAAATAGAAATCACCGATAGATTATCTTGTCCATCCGTATTTGATATGTTTAATTTATCTTTATTTGCTCTAGAACCATAATTCAAATAACTCATATTATCCTCCTTTTTTGTGATTGTAAAATGTTTTCCGATATTTTCTAAAAAAACATCCGATGTATTCAAATACTCCAAGTCATCCACTATATTCATTTTGAATTTTTCTTGTACTCCTAAAAAAGAACCATAATAATCTAAACCATGAATGAAACCGTGCTCGTGTAATAAGCGACTCGTCAAATAACTGAAGAAGTTATCTACATAAGATGCGTTGTTTTTATTCAATATTTTGGGTAGAGTGTTCTCGTTCGTCGAAGATAAATTGGGTAAAGTTCTCGTTTTTTCATCACTTATGTTATATTTTCCAATCATATATCTCACGGGGTCTAAGAGTGGCGAGAACTTGATAAAAACGGGTTTTTGCATAGTTTCTTTGGTTTCTGTCTCATACACGGTGTTTAAATCTTGGATATGATATTTATTATTCAATGCTACTTTATCATAATTCGTATCGTTCATAATGAAAAACTCAGAATAAAGAGGATTATAGTTTTGTAAATGGGTGATATGAAAGGCATTATAGTTATGTTCTAAATCATCGGAGGAGGGAGTAAAGGATTCTTCTAAATGTTTTAAATCGAATGGTTTTGTTTTGGTATAATTCAGATTGAATTTAGTAGTTTCGAGAACATTCATTTTTATTATCGAAAGTATAAGTTTCTATAGTTTATTTTTTTAAGAAATCAAACTAAATATTTTAGTGATTAGTTTGGTTCTCGATTTTTTAATATATTTATACTCTAAATTCATTATGACATTGGAATTAAAGAAATTTGATATGCGTACCATTACCTTTAAACCTGATGAAAATAAAGGACCTGTCGTTGTTATGATTGGACGTCGTGATACGGGTAAATCTTATTTGGTTCGTGACTTATTATATTATCATCAAGATATACCGATTGGTACTGTGATTTCGGGGACGGAAGCCGGTAATGGGTTTTATGCAAAACACGTTCCTAAATTATTTATTCACGAGGAATATAATACGGTTTTAATCGAGAACGTCTTACGTCGTCAAAAAGTCGTATTAAAACAAGTCAATAAAGAAATCGAAACATATCGGCGGTCTACTATCGACCCCCGTGCTTTTGTTATTTTAGATGATTGCTTATATGACCAATCTTGGACTCGTGATAAGATGATGCGTCTATTATTTATGAATGGACGTCATTGGAAGATAATGCTCATCATCACTATGCAGTACCCGCTTGGTATTCCACCAAATCTGCGTACCAATATTGATTATGTATTTATATTAAGAGAACCCTATATGACAAATAGGAAAAGAATATGGGAAAACTATGCAAGTATGTTTCCTACGATGGAATCGTTCGCTGCTGTGATGGACCAAACCACCGAGAACTATGAATGTTTAGTGATTAATAATAATGCGAAATCGAATAAATTAACCGACCAAATTTTCTGGTATAGAGCTGAAAATCACCCGGATTTCAAGCTGGGTTCCAAAGAGTTCTGGGAAATATCGAAAGGTATGGGCTCGGATGATGAAGAAGAAGCATATGACCCAAATAAAGCGAAAAAACGCAACACACAACAAATAAATGTTAAGAAAACCAAGTGGTAAAAGCTTGTTGAATGTTAGATAGTGAAAAAAGTATTTAAAGAAAGGTTGTATTTTATTAATATACAACCTTTCTATGGAAATTGTTAAAGCGTTTAACTCTAATAATTTACACACGGATATCGTAATAAAAGGCACACCTGATAAACCACTTTTTCGTGCTAGCGATATCGGAAATATATTAGAAATTGTAAATATAAGACAATCTATTAGTGACTTTAATGAACATGAAAAGGTCGTCAGCCAAACATACACCCTTGGAGGAAATCAAAACACGACATTTCTTACTACAAGAGGATTATATAAATTATTATTTAAATCAAAAAAACCAATAGCGGAAACTTTTCAGAATTGGGTATGCGATGTTATAGAAGAAATTAGACTAAAAGGAATATATGAATTGGAAAAAAAATTACAAGATGGGCAACATAAAATACAAGAAGCTGAACAAAAAATTAAACAGGCTGAAGAAACTATTCAACTTTTACAAGAAGAAAATGAAAAGAATAATGAAAAAATACCATCTATTTATATTTATAATACGGATACTAGAATGGATAAACCTGAATTAAAAATAGGTTATACTATAAATGTACAAAATAGAATTCGACCATATAAACAGGTATGCAAACACGGAAGGCTAGAATTTTCACATCAAGTATATAACAAAAATATAAAAGTTTTTGAAAATTTTATACATAATGTATTGTCTGATTTTTTAGTAAAAGATGAAGTTTTTTCAATTGATGTTGAAGAAGCAAAGATTATATTATTGCGATTAATAAATACAGTAAATGTCTTAAAAATTCAAAATAAATCAGAACGTCAGTTAAAGTTAAATAAATTGTTGGAATATGAAAATTTTACAATAAACAATGTAAATAATAAAATTTCTACAAATGAAATATCTACGCAAACTGAATTTGATGAAACAAAATCAGAATTAACAAACCCCATTGTTGAAAAAAATGACGAAATGATTTTAAAATTCAATAAATACATCGATGAATGTTGTATAATTAGAGATGACGTTGAAGTATCAACACAAGATATTGAAGGCCAATTTAGAATTTGGAGTAAAATTGCAAAAAAATATATATATCTCGCATTTAATAGTTATCTCAAAACAAGATTCAAATATGTTCGATTGAAACAACAGTGTAAAAACCAATTGCAATATGGTTATTCTGGCGTTAAATTAAAAGAAATTATTTATAAAAAAGTTTTAATTAATAGCGATGAACAAAATTTTATATTTCATGCTTGCACTTTTTCGCCTGGGGGTAAAGTTTTAAATTCAGACTTAATATGTGAATACGCAAAATGGAAAAATAGTTTAAATAAAGCAATTTTTGAAGATGATAATGAACGAATGAAAAATTATTTGAGAACTACTAATTATATTATATATACTACTATTTGGACTCCTTCAGGAAATGGGCAAGGTTATTATGGGTTGCAACTGAATAATCAAATCGACAATGTAAAAAAAACATCTACTACCGGTAAAACCGTAGAAAAAAGGCATTTTGCTACAAATGAATTATTAGGAACCTGGGAAACTATTGCAAAAGCAGCCGAAAGTGAAAAAATGTGTTCTGCAAAATTAAGCAGAAGTATAAAAAATAAAGTAATATTTAATAATGATTATTATTATACTGTAGAAAACAACAAATAAATGTTAAGAAAACCAAGTGGTAAAAATCTTCATTTATATATATCCGGAATGGAAATCAATAAATTAGTAAAAACCGATTTTGAAAATTATCTCGATTTGATGCGACAATTTAGACCGATTGATACCGATATTACGTATGATACTTTTTGTCAAATCTATGATAAAATATTCACGAATAGCGAAATTTATGTCGCCAGAAATGATGGTAAAATTGTGGGAAGTATCACCGTCATATATGAACAAAAATTCATCAATAATCTAGCGATGTATGCTCATATAGAGGATGTAATTGTGGATACGAATTATCGAAAATACAAAATTGGTAGTAGCTTATTAGATTATGCGAAATATCAAGCTTTGAAGAAAAAGTGCTATAAATGTACCTTGGTTTGTAGTCCCGAATTATCCGGATTCTATCAATATAATGATTTCGAAGAGAAAGGTATTCATATGACGTATTTGATTGATAAATGATATTATCGGTATACAATATCCAATGTTAGTATTATACATAAAGCATAATAATAAATCTTATATCAGGGTAGATGGTGTATCGGGTAGATGGTGTATCGGTTAGATGGTGTATCGGTTAGATGGTGTATCGGTTAGATGGTGTATAGGTGAAAACACTCACCCGATTGTAAGAAATGCCCGACCATATTGGATATAATAACGAATAAGTGAATGAGAACCACATAAATGATTTTGGTAAAAGTACTGGATTCATTGGATAAAATAGAATATACGGCATCCCCGGTTTTCATTCGCCAAGGTATGTATATTAGAAAGAACCACGCATAGATCCAATAAAAAGTATATTCTATCGAATCATATGTAAAATAATTACTACATTGTTTCTCGGTGATAAGAATCCACGTGAAACACGTAAATGCCAACCCATGGTTGAAAACCACCCAAATATTATTATACCAAGGAATGATATCGGCATCGGAATAACCATCGGAATCCTGTAAATCAAAGCAGAATCTAGCTACCCAATAACCCACGGTAATGATAAAATGAACATTGAACGCAATGGGTAAAAACTGAGGATATAAATAATAAAGAAAAGAAGCGATATGACCCGTATCCGTAAAACGGACGAATTGTTTTAGTATATTATATTTTTTATTTGTAAAGTTATAATCATATATATGGGAAAACCAATAATAATAATTTAAGGAACATAATTTAAGGCATAGAACCATTGGTAAAAATAATTGGTTCAGAGATGTCGATAATCCCCAAAAAAGGACTGGTATATAAAACCCGTTTTTTATATATTTCATTATCGTGTGTTCTATTGCGTATGGATTTATCGAAAGCATTATTGTATATAAATCAATAAAAATCTTTATATTGATTGATATTTATTTTTTATCTGTCATACTTTTTTCAGTCGTAACTGCGTTACTTTTTACCTTATCAGTCGTAACCTGATTACACTTGTTACTTTGACAACTATTTTCCAAGTCTTCCATATGATTATATACGAGATATGAGATGGTAAGACTAACTGCCCCACAAACACAAGCACCCAGGCATACACAAAGACCCATTTCTTATACTATCTCATTAGAAAAAAGAATAGGGTGGCTTTGACCAATTTTTATCCTCGCAAATAAAGCACGGTTTCATCGTATATAATTTCTGTGTTTCCAGACATCCATAACATATAATATGCTTACAATTCAAGGTCACCAAAAATTCTTTTTGAGAACATAATTGACATATTGATGTAATTGACGGTTCTTCTAATGGTGGTTCCGTATTTATAGGTGGTTCTTTTATTGTTCTCTTACCCAATAACCATCGTAACATAGATAGACAATATTGTATCATATTTTTTATATATACATAATATAAAAAATACTAAAAGAATTCGTACGGATTTACAGAATATTACAAGTGTAAATATGAATTTAGAAATTTTGAGCATTCTTTACTTCATTCAAAATATTCGTCAGGGCACCTATTACCACATCTTTTGAATAATTCAGATTGATTGCACGTATAAGTCTATATAATTCACTTACGACATTCGAACGGGTATTTATAGTCGGAGTCGGAGTAGGAGTAGGAGTCGGAGTCGGAGTCGGAGTAAGACTAGGTAAAACATTTTGAGAAAATTCTGTCATATAATTACCCGGCGGTGAAGTATTAAACGAAATATATGCTGAATTATTGGAATTATTCATAGAAATGCCCATACCAAAATTAGTACTCGATTTCCATACGAGACAAGTAAAATGACCAGTGGTTCCAGAAAATCCGGGTTTGGTAAAATCATATAATGCACTTTCATTATACCATAAATCAATACTCTTCTTTATTAATAAAACAATATCATCACCATAACCTTGTAACATTGCGATGTTTTCACCATAGGTGTTCGTTCCACTATGGGTGAGAGAACCAGTAGTTACCATATGATAAGACCATTGTTGTGAAAATCCTGTTATCGAGTTATCCCAAACCATCGGCGGTGCCTGATGTTTTGCCCTATACATATTGATATAATTTGTTATATCTACTTTTTGCGGAGGCGTTAATGTCGGCTGATAAAAAGACATTATAATATATATTCTTACTATATTTTATTTTTATTTTCTAAATCCGCAAATGCATATATGGTAAGGATACAATTGTAATTAATATTATACATTAGTAATTACAAAAAAAAAGCCTATAAAAAATTATGATAATTATATATAATGATAACAGATCTATTCTCAACATTAACAAATATACAAAATTGTATCCAAAGAGTTTTATGTGAATTACAATCTATGAAAAACCTTTTAGAAATAACAAGTACCAAATTTCCTATTTATGAAAGTATAATATCTTCATTACAACAATCAATTGATAATATAATGAAAGTAAATAAGTATAAGATTCCTAACAAACACGCACTTAAGTATGATTTAATAAAAATATTACATATGAAATTAGAAGATATTTCAGGTATGCTTATTATGTTCAAAATGTGGGATAAAAAAATGAGCATACGAAAATGTTGTAGTTTTGAACAAATTGTCTTTTTTATTCGTAATCCAAGACCTTCTAATATATTACAACAATTAGAAACTGCTTTTTCAGACCTTGAACCAGTTATTACAAAATTAATCGATTTAGAAAAAAATATATTAGGAACTGCGATAAGCATTGAACATCCAATATTACAAAAAGCTTGGTTGATGGTAGGTGGTAATCAATTAAACGAAACAACCATTCCTTTACATATAATGGTCGAACATTTATATTTAATGTATTTGTCAGAATATAATAATTATACACCAAATAAAAAATATCTAATAAACAGAATCACCGAGTTTTTAAAATTGTTTGATGGAATGGCTAGTTCAGTATCAGATGGTAATCTTAGTATAGTAGAAATGAATTTTTTAAAGCCTAATAAATTTAATTCATCATCAGTAGCAGAAATGATAAATATCACTGATAAAGATATTTTTGAAAATACGTTTTCATCTTCTAGAGAAGAGTTGGATAATGATTATCAAATAGAATTAATGAATCTTAAAGTTATGAATGTGAATATTCCTATAGAAATAAAAGATAATGGTTATGTTAGTTACCTTGGTCATAGAATTATAAAAGAACCTTTATGTGTAGGATATGGTGCGGATTTTAATAATATAAATGCTTGTGAATTCATAGTATCTTCTGATTTACTTCCAAATGAACATTATAAATTATTTGGAATTGATTTTGAATGTGACGCGAATGACCAAGGATATGGTGGTACAAATCAATCACATTTACATTATCAGGTAAATGATGAAGTTACTGTAAAAGCATTTCAAGTTGACCGTAATTTATTTCCCGATAACATATATAAATTTTCGATTCCTCCCAAAAATATAAAATTGGGTGATACCATTAAATTATGGATTTTTTCACCTAATTGGAACGGTTGGTCTATGCATTTGAAGAGTGTAAAATCTACTGCTCGATTTATCCCAATATAAAATATTGAATAATTATCTAGATTCAATGGACATCGTATCACTGGTTCTCAGGGTTACACTTGATCCATCATCATTATCCTCATCACTATGATATATCGAATCATCTTCTTCTTCATCATTGTTGGTAATAACCTCTTCGTCCTCACTTTCATTCCCGTTTTCATTTGCTTGAGGCGTTTCTTCTTCTTGTTCATCCTCCCTTTCATCCTCCCTTTCATCCTCCCTTTCATCCTCCCTTTCATCCTCCCTTTCATCCTCCCTTTCATCCTCACTTTTATCTTCATATATCGATTCATTATCACTTTCCGTATCACTAAACACAATTGGGCTATGCTCGATTTTCTTTATGGGTTTAGCTGCAAAAGGTAAATACGATGTATTAAAATAAGATTTATATACTACTTTACCAAAATGACTAAGAGAATATTCTTTCTTATATATTTTTCGACCAAATAATTTATTATGTCTATAAAAATTCTTTAATTTTTCGTTTAAAATAGTATAATGATGGTCTTTTTTATTACGGTCATATGAATATATACTTAATAAATACACATATAAATGGGGTTTTAAAGCCTCATTTAAAATGTCGATGGGGAACGCCTTATGAATAACCAATCTTTTACATAAGATATTACTTTTCAACATATTTCTTATATTCGATGAAATGGTCTGGGCGGAAGCATTCTTCAGATATGATTTGATGGTATATTCACGTATTAATGCCTCGTTTTCAAATTGAAACCAATCCAAATCAAAATTACATAGAAAAAAATGATGAAATAATTCAGGCACGATTGGTTTTACACTCCGAATAAAAAAATAAATATTACATAGTGTTGCATAATTAAATGGAATATTATTATACGGGTTTTTCACTTCTAATGGATTCGCAAAAAAATAATCTGAATGTCCTATAGAGGTATTAATTATATTTATCAAATCTGTATAGGTAAATAAATATTTATTATTGTTTTGTAATATGGTAATCGTATATTTATCACTTGATTTGATGGGGTTCAAATACATATCATTATCTATCTGTGTTTTAGCCCGTTTGAATTTACATACATAAGCAAATTTACATAACACCAAATAGGTTCTTTGTGTTTTTGAAAAAATATCGAAAAATTGTTCTTTGGATTCATTGGATAAAAACATATTGGTTTGAATATCATTTAATAATTTATATTTTGTTTTTAATGTAAATGTTTGAAAGGATGTGATATATGTATATATTAATGATTTTACTAAGGTGGTCATTATGTTTTTTACGTTAAGTTCATTTTCGTGAATATCGTGCCACGTATCTACAAATTGGTCGATATCCTTTTTTTTATTTTCGCAATTGAATATTTTTCCTGAGTCATTTATCTCGTATTGTATGATTCTGTTAAAAGCATTCATTATTTGTTATCATATAAGTGAAAATATTTTTATATTATTTATTATAAACATAATATATAATATATGAGTTGTTTATTCAATAGTTTATCTTATTTCATTCAGGAACCCAGTTACCAAATACGACAAACGATATGTGATTATCTAGAAGCCAATAAACCCATTATGGATGGACTCGAAACAGCCACCATTCTCGCAATGGAAAATGCGAATTATATCCGTGATATGCGATGTATGAGCACCTGGGGTGGTGGTATCGAAATTCAATGTGCCTGTAATATATGGAATATGCGTATTATCGTCTTGAATTATCGTAATCGGGGTGGGAAAGATATCGAATTCTTACCTTTATCTGGTGTTATCGAACGCACTATCAAAATTTATTGGACAGGCGGTCATTACGAACCTATTCGCTAGGATTTTCCGATTCTTTTTCCCGTTTTTCTTCTCGCTTCTCTTTCTGTTTCAAATATGCTTTACGGCGATATTCTTTTAGTTTATCGGGGTTTTCTTGTGCTAATTTTTTTAAATATCCATTCGCTTTTTCCTTTACTTGCTGTTTATTTTTTTCATAATAACGCTTATGTGATTCACTATTCGTATATTTTTTTACCTTTTCTTCTAATTCGATGATACGTTCTTTTAATTCGGTGTTTTCTTTGATCAATTGTTCTAGTTCCATTCTATGATAATTTTATAGAATAGTATTTAATTTGTTTTCGATAAAATATATTATTCGATAAGTCTATATAAAATTATCGTATTTTTCCAGGTACTCTTTCAACACAGTTAAATCGACATTATCCTTCATATTATCAAATATTTCTTCTGATAATGGGTTTCGTTCATACATCTCTTTAAAATGATTGATATATTCATCTATGCGTTTTATATTTGCTTGCTGTTCTTTTTCTACTATTTTCGCTGTTTTCTTTTGTTGTGTTAATTCCTCTAGTTCTCGTTTCAATCGATGTGATTCTTCCAAATGTTTATTTTTCAATTCGTTCTCTTTTTCCATTAATTTTTGATGTTGCACGATTAATAATTCATCTTTGGTTTTAAGAATATCCGACTCGATATTGAGACTCGTAAAATCGACATCTTCGTGAATCGGATATTTATAACGGGTATTTTCGGCACTCACAATCACATCACATATATCCGGTTTCTTTACTTTATCGAATCCCGGTTTATCTGTGAATTTCGCATTAAATTTTTTTATTATAGATTCACTTACCATTGGGCTGGTTTCCATCAAACGGTCGAATTCCTGACGATTTATTTTCAAAAAGTTCTCGCATTTCATTCGTTCCTCGGGTTTTTTCGCCAATTCGATTCTGATATTTCTAGCAAATTTATCCCACGATATGGCACTCACTCGATGTGCCTCGTTTAATTCGGAAATTTTTAAATATTGTTGTACGGTAGTCAAAATACCGATAAATATATTTAAGGTACCAATCGCCATAGGGGCATAGGATTGATAGGCCACCGGTAAGCTGGTCTGGGCGAAACTGGCTGTTCCAGAAATCGTGGATAAGACGATAGCAGGGATAGTGAACCAAGCGTGCATATAGGCATAACGTGCGTGGGCACGGGCATTTAACCATTTATAACATTGTGCTACATCACACCATTCTACCATTATCATTTCGTTTTCTTCCGTCCATTCAATATGGGTCAACCGAATTGCCTGGTCGCTGGGTTCTTTTTCATCTTTTTTCTCTTGTGTTGGTTTTTCCATAATCAATATATCATATTTGAGGAAATATTTTTACGCATTGTTTTCCTTTATTTCGTATATTTTATCGGTAATGACTATTTCGATATTCTCATTTGACGACGCATCTATAAATTTTTCGATGCGATTACATATTTTTTCAGTGTTCTCGATTAAAAATTCGGAATCATCCAATATAGAATCTATCTGGACTTCTTCATCTAACACTATAAATCGGTTTAATTGTTTTTCTTCATCGATATCATCTATCGAGAACCTCATATTCAAATGAATGTTCTCTTCTAATTCTTTCTGAAAATCTTGAATCTTACTAAACAAACGCATTAATTGTTTCTTTTGTGAAATATGAAAGAAGGATACATAGTTGATATATAAGGTTATCTGTTCTTGTAAGAGTCGGTTTTCATATTCTAATGTGTTTAAAAAATTCGATATCGAGAACCCGATGCGATGGTTTTCACTATAATTATTGATATCTTCGTTTTTATTCGTCGATTGGGTATATAATTTATTAATTAAATATAAAATGTTCTCGTGTATATCACAAATATCTTCGATTTTATACTCTTGAAAAGGCTCTAAATCTTTATATACCGGAAATGACTTTATCTCTAAATCTTCTTTCGATAATTCGATTCGACTTTCTTTTATATGATTGATTATGATGTTATATAGTTTATAGTAATCACAATACATTCGATTGTTTATCATTGTACGCGTTTTATCGATATGGTCGATTTCCATCAAAAATGTTTTGTATTGGAAAAAAAACGAATCCAAACAAAAGAGAAATATTTTTTTGTTGTTTGCTTTGATTAAATCATTATACACAGATTTTAATTGAGTTATTTGCTCTCCGAGTGTAGTTTTGGTTTTGGTTATGTTCTTTTGTATCGTTATCAAATTGGCGAAATTTACCTTTAATTTCTCGATATCATATGAATGATTCTGCGACATATATAAAATAATTATATTTATTGAATTACAAATATTTTATTTAGTGGTGCTTTTACTTACTGGGTTGAATTATTCTACTTTATCTTTTATTTTTACATAAAAAATAAAATTTTCGCTCTGTGTAGGGATCGAACCTACGACCTTTTGGTTTTACCGAACGGTTTGCACCGTAAAACAGCCAAATGCTACTGGCCACTGAGCTAACAGAGCACACGATATATGCAAAGGAATTTTTCAAAAATCGAAAAACTTCGAAAATAAGGTCCTACCGAGATTTGAACTCGGGTTTCCAGATTCAAAGTCTGAAGTGATAACCACTACACTATAAGACCATTCGAATTCCTTCGCACAATATATTTATGGGGTTTTATTTATATCCTTTTATTCATAACTATATTTTATATATTCGATTCTTCACCTTCTTTGGTGATTTTTTCTAAAATCAATTCGTTATGTAATTTCATCGACTCAGCATCAGCCAGTTCGCGTTCCTCGAAATCAACAGTTTCCTTCACACCAATCAAATTTCCTTCTTCATCCAATGTCTGGGTTAATACATTATTGGATTTTTCTGCTAATTTAATGTTTTCTTCAATGGCTTTCTTCTTCGCATCCTTTACACGACGTTCAAATTCTTGTTTAGCCCGTTCTTCGTTCTTTAATTTTTCTTGGTGTAATTGATTTAATTCATCTTCTAAGAATTCAACGCGTCCTGTTTTATAAGCATCTGGGTCCCAAGGTACCCACATTCCGACTGGCCCTACGAAAATGTCGTGATTTGGGTCATATTCTCTTAGCTTCTTACAACGCATTTCGGCTTCTTCTTGGGTTGGGAAGACACCACGAATCTTCAAACCTCTTACTGATGTTTGGTATGAATGCTCACGGTTGAATTGTTCAGTAAGTTTATCTTCTTGTTTATCTAAGAAATTCTTATAATCATCTTCTACGCTACCTTCTCTTAAGCGGGTTTCTTCTTCTTTAGAGAAATCTTTCATATCTTTTAACACATCCTCGATATTTAGGTTATATTTGAAAGAAATAAATTGTAAAAAATCGGAGAATTTTTCCATTGATTTAGTAAATTCCCACTGTTTCACAAATTGGTCGAAAATATATACTTCACGCTTCTTTAAGATTTTTTCGGGGGAAATAAAAGACATACAAGCGAATTTTTGTCCTGCTAATGGTTGGTCTTCGTCGCATAAATCTACGTATTTGGGATTTGCTTTCCCATCTTCTAATACCTTTCTTTCAAATCCTGACATTATATTTTATTCTATCAACAATTGTTTAAGTGATTTAGTCATATATTATTTTATTTTATTTAGAACAATTTTTTTTTATTTTTATACTATATATCATTTTATAATGAGTAATATGGTCGACTTCTCTGAACTTGTCAAACGCATCATCAAATACCTTGTACTTGGTCTTGTTATCGCTGTTGTTTCTATCGTTATCCCTAAGAAATCTTTGAACCTTGAAGAAGTTGTTATTCTTGCACTTTCCGCCGCTGCTACCTTCAGTATCCTAGATGTTTTTGTCCCGTCAATGTCCGATAGTGTACGTTCAGGAATTGGGCTGAGTTTAGGCACTGGTTTAGCGGGTGGACTTCGTGTAGCAGGAATGTAAAATGATTTTTATGGTCACAAATATTTTATATAAATTCAATACTTTTATATAAAATGTTTATACCAGTAAAGATTTGAATGGTGTAATTTCTTGCTTTTTACACAGCTTTGGATATTTAGAAAAATGCGTATTTTTGAATCCCTACTTTAGTAGAAAAAAATAGGAGCACTTCCTCATAAAAAGGCGTAAATTATTATAAATATATATTATATATTCAAGAAATGGATTCGATACCTAGCGGCTCGTTTTATATTGACAACGGTACACAACGATATCTTGTTGAACATCCGATAGTTGACTCGGAAGACTCAACAAAAGTATTTAGGTTGTATAACCAAGCCCCAAACAAAGAGGAGGATGTATTTGGTGTAGATAGAGAAACCATGGAGAGGTATTTGAAAACGTACAAGGTCGATGTCAAGGTTCCCGGTGGAAAAAAATCCAGAAAATCTAGAAAATCCAGAAAATCCAGAAAATCTAGAAAATCTAGAAAATCCAGAAAATATTGATTTTTATATCACACAATAAAAATCAATCGGTGTTCATCTAATAATAGGTTGCAAATATACTACATTGGGCTTCTGTTTTACCCGAACTAATACAACCCATATAAGGTGTGATTACATTTTCTTTTTCATATTCACTATAGTAATCGTATGATTGTGGTGTCTTTGACGTATTACCGACGTTCGTATTACCCGTAAATATATAACTAGAATTCGTCTTCGAATAATTATTATCAAAATCACCCGTATATTCGCCATAATGGTTGGTTAAATAATCAGCGTAACTATATCCATTACCTTTGATATACGTATTTGCATATGTCATATCATACGTCGTTGTCACATTACCGGATACTACTGTTATGGGTTGTGTCGAAATCGTCGGTGTTGAAACCATCGGAACTTTTACATCTGCCTTCAAAATTCCGGCTTCATAATCACTCCATATATTATCATTAACATCCGGACTATTTGCTT